GTCAGTTTTGGCTTATTCGTTTTCGCTTTACTAGGCATACTGTTTGGTCCCTACTTTGTTGGTCCCAGAACTCGCACCAAAGTCAGAGGCTCGTGGCTTAACCCTGGTGCGAGTCCTAGATTATGACTAGGCCTTCAAGAAACGGAAAGCATTCAAGTCAGTGACGTTAGAACCAACGCGCTTGTAAGCAACCAAGCCGCGCTGACCGAGAGGCAGACCAGAACCATCAACGACGTTTTCCACAAAATTGACAGTGGTTCCCAATCTATCAAAGATTACAAATTGGGAAAAATCGCCGAGGATAGCCATGACGGTACCCGAAGTGGTAGCGGCACTCATGTCCGAGCTGTTGATGATTGGCGAACCAAGCAGTGACGTGTCAGCAGGCGGAAGCAACTGACCAGCAGCAGAAGGATTAGCAATCTGGCGAACCGTGTTAAACCACGCCTTGTTAGCAACCCACGTGGAGTTGTCTTCGTAGCGAGGAGCGGTAGCGTTAACAACCGCGAACACGTCAGCAACAGAAGCCGAAGTGAACGAGCCACGCGTGGTAGCGGTAACAGTTGAAGCAGCAGTCGCAGAGATCGCGGTAACGATTCCCTTAGGTGCACCTGAACCGGAACCAGTAATAAACGCGGTGCCTTCAGCGTAATCAAACGCTTCAGCAATCAGACCAGGCAGTTGTGCTTGCAGGTTGGAATCCTCAAAAATTTCAAAGGAGCCCGTGAGGTAAGCAGTCAACTTCGCTGCAGTGATAGAAGGGTTAGAGAAAGTGGGAGTACCATCAGTCAATGCGGTACCTTCAGCCACCCAATAGGTAGCAACTCCACCAACAGAAACACCATTCCACACATTCTGCGTACCCTGAACAACGCGTGCAACCTGACGAATCGGGTTACGCGTGGCGGTACCGGTCTTAATCAACGTGGGGTCAAGCAACGTAGGCAGACTGTATCCACCATTGGCACCAGTCAAAGACATAGACGCACGAACAGCATCAGCCTCTTCACCAGTGAGCAACGTGTTCTGGCCCTGAGACTTCATCCACGTGCTGAACGCTGAACGGTACGCAGGCGAACCATGCACAAGTGCGTGCACAGCGGCACCAGGAATGTTCTCAATCTTGTTGATAACTTCGGCACGCTCAGCGTCAGAAACGCCACGACCAGAAGTTTCAAACGCGGTGATGGCACGAGCAACAGTGTCATTGCTGTAGTCATCGCTACGCAGAGCAGACACATTTTCAAATGGGTCATTGCGCACGATCACGTTAGGAGCAGAGAAACCGGCTTCACGCTTGAACGACAAAGGTGCAGCGTTGATTTCTTCAAGCTTAGCGGCACGCGCAACTTCATCGTCATGTGCAGCTTTCTTGCTGTCCCACTCAGAGATGCACTCAGCGTAACGAGCTGCCTGCACTTCAGTAGGAGTTTCTAGGGAATCAAGCTCAGTGATCTCAGTACGCAATGCGTCAAGTTCAGAGGCCAGCCCTTCAATACGAGCACTCATCAGAGCACCCCTTTCTCTCGCGCCTGACGGCGTAAGGATTGAAATGAATGGTTTGTCCGAGCAGAGTGATCATCAATGACCGGCTCATCGGCAGCGGCCTCAAGCGAGGTGCTGGAATCCGTCTCAGCAACTTCGTCAAGTCGCATCACGGGAATCTGTAGGAGGCTCGCAATCTCAGCACGCTGATCAGCGTCAAGACTTGCCAAAACCTGTGCAATCTCTGCAGCACGCACACCCAAAATCTCTGCAGCCTCATAAGCTGGAAAAGGTGTCGGACCATACTCGCGCATAGCAATCTCCGTTCTAACAACAGTGCGCAGTGAACCATCAGCAGCAGGCTTAAAACCGCCACGAGGAGTAGGAATGTCAGAGCGCACAAACGCTCCACTAAAAGACTGCGCAGTAATCGCACCAGTGCGAATACCCTCAAGCACCTGGTCAGCAACAGGCGTATTGTTGTAACGCGTCACAGTCAACAAACCACGACCATCAGCAACAATCTTCTCAGGCGTACCAATTGGCATAGAGTACGCATCTGATGGTGTGCCCCAAATGGTGCGACCATGATTGTAAAACACACCAAAGCGCGTGCCCTTATCCGCAAGCGTCTTATTAAACGCTGCACGATCAATGACCTCAAGGTACTGGCCACTACCGTCAACAATGCGCTGAGGAACATCAAAGACAGCGGCATAAGCCTCAACAGTGCGACCGTCTCCACCACTACGAATAGTGATGTCTTCAAGTGGATACGCGCGAGTAAAATCTATCATTATGCAGGTACCTGCCCATTGGGATAAAGCGCAGTAGGAATTGCGCCAGTGTGTGAGAGTAAAGAAAAGTCATCGGCGTTGACAGCGTTAGTCACAGAGTCAGGTGTGTAACCAGCTCGGATCAGTTCACCCATTGCCGTTGCACGAGTACGGTTAGCCTCAGCACGCTGAGACTCACCCTCCTGCAACGCGGCAATATCAGTAACGTCATACCAAAGACGCGCACCATCAGGAACATTGACCAACGGTTCAAGAGCTGCACACACACTGCGCCAGTGTGCACGCATAAAGTTATCCCCAAAAGCCTTCAACGCCTGCCCATAGTTTGAGTACGTAGCGGCATCAAGACCGGACTGCAAACCAGCCACAATCGGCGGAACAGAAGCAGCCATAGCGATACGAGCTTCACCAGCCTTCTGCACATCGGTGAAAGCCATCTGCTCAAACGAATTACCAACAATGGTCATGTCAGCACCCTCATCAAGCACCATTGTTTTCTCACCAGTGGCACCAGAATAGCGAGCATTGAAACGATCACGTAAACGGTCAATAGTTTCTTTGGTCAGTTTCGTGTTGTATTTGATGACAAGGTTAGGTGTGGCAGCGTTATCAAAAAATGTCTGCTTATGAATAGTCATAGCAAGATCAGCATTAATCTCACGCACCACTGGAGTAAGCACACTCATCCCACGATGATCAGCCAAAGGATCAGGAATAGGTGCCCAATGGGCTACCTGCTCAACAGGATAAAACTCCTCACCAATACCATCACGGCGGTACACGTAACCAACAACCTCAACCGCGCCAGAGTCATTGTCAAGCAACGTGACAATCTCAACACGATCAGGACGCAAACGCTCAAGCCTGGTACCAGCATCACGAATAAACGCATTACCAGTGAGGAACACGTCCTGCTCCATGCGTGCCAGCAGATCACCAGTTGTGCCATTAGGCCACGGCTTTTCCAGCTTCAACAAGTCAGGAGTGCCGTACAGTTTTTTATCCGACAAGTTGCGAAACTTGAACTCAGCTTCAGTGAACAAATTGAGTCGCGCGTTGAGTACGGCGAACACAATTGGATTGCCACCAACACCATCAACTGACCACGATGTAAAGTTATCGCCTACGCGCTCACGCGTGACTGACTTCCACGTTTCAGATAAAACCATGTTTGTTTCAATGGCGCGTGAAGGTTCGCGTCCCAAAATGGAATCTATTAACCTCATTGACCATCCTCACGAGTAAGCGCATAAAAACCAATGCAAGCACCAGCAGCGATAACGCCGAGAGCAGGCAGAATCCATGCAAGACCAGCAACAATTAGCGTGCCAGCAATGACAAGAAAGAGGATGGACTTAAACACAAAGACCCTCCACGATTAGATAAAATAAACTTCAGGATCACCAGAAGCGACAGCCTGCGACTGCACGCCATACAGCGCATTAGTTGCAGCGATTAAAGGTGAGATGTTGCTAGTGGCAGACCGCCTGTTCCAGGCTTGCTGATCACCGAGGTCACGCAAAGCTGCACCATTGACAGCCTCATTAAGTGAAGGCTGATCCAAATGATGCAACACAGAATCCATAACAGAATCACGAAACAAACCACACGCACGAGCCACATCACGCGTAGACATCAAATACAGGTTCACACCAGCGGCCTCAAGATCAGGAATCAAAGACCCTGCAGATGAGCCAGCGTCAATGACGAGCTGACCATTCCACTTATCTTGCAACTCTTTAGCACGCTTGACAATCCACTTAGTGCCGTTGCGCTGTTCCACAACCTCAACGTGATACGCGCCATCCTCACGCACACCAGCACAAGCGATGACAGCCTCACTACGGTCACGAGGAATATCCAAACCAAACACCATCTCACCACTGATCTGTGAGGCAGTGTCCGATAAATCTTCCCAGACGTTAGCACCGAATACAGGTTCAGCGGCACCAGTGACCCACTGATTCAGACCAGCTCTGCGCCACTCATTAATGTCAGTGTAAGTCTCAAACTCTGCACGAATAGAAGTCTCATCAACAGTGTGACCCATGCTAGGGATACAAGACCACCAGGTTGCAGGGTCTGCAGGGTCATCGTCAATGTCAGCTGACCACTCAAAATATGCTGTGCCACTAAGTGAATTATCTGTAACCGATTGCCTGCCAGCGTCAACCTTGCCACGCAAATAAGTTGAGCCAGCGTTACCGGCAGTGGACACTACCCACAATTGTGGCCCTGGCAGGAACCTACGGCGTGCACGCATAGCAGGCAACAACGCCTGCTCAAGCCTTGCATCCGTGTAAGCAAAAGCCTCGTCAATGACAGGCAAATCAAGAGAGCCACCATGACCGGCCTTCTCAGTGGCTGCAGTAATCGTCAACCGTGAACCAGTCTTAAACATAAAAGCCTCATGCCCACTGGTCTTGCGAGCCGTAAACAACTCACCCAAAGCTGATGCCTGCAACACAGGCAAATACTCATCAAGCAACTTGTCACGTGCAGCCACACCAGACTGAGCAGCGTAGGTGATGTGCTGACGTTCCACACACCCCAATGCACGCCACGTCATCAACGCAAGAATCAGTGTGGTCTTCCCAGCCTGGCGAGGAACAGTCAACACAACCTGGTCATAAACAAACCTGCCAGCATCGTCAACCTCAAGCGCGACATCAACCACATGCTGTTGCCACGGCATCAGAGGAGTACCCAAAGCTGTAGCAATCTCACCAACGTTACCGCCGAAAGTAGCGCGGTCTGTTCTAGGCGTGCTAAATCGGGGAAGACATCCGAGTGATGAGTTCTGCAAGTGCGTCATTATCACCTTCAGGTTCCTTAACGATCAAGGCTTCAAGCGTGGCACGCAGCTCACGAGCAACAGCAGCAGTAGCAATGCCAGCGTCACCATCAAGCGTTTTAGCCAAACGTAAAGCAGTCGCACGTAAGCCTGCGGTCCCAGGCACGTTATCCACAGATAAATCAAGCAACACAGCAGTCTCTATCGGTCCAGTCTCAACAGACACAACAGGAGGTACTGCAGGATGCCGTGAACGTCCTGACGCGCGTCCTACGGCTTCTGAAGTATCGCTCACTGGTCCCCTCCTCAAGGCTGTCGCGCAAAAAATCGGTTAAGGGCGCAGAGATTTTGGGTGTGCGTGCTGCAGAGATTGCACAGGTTTTGGCAAGTCTTGACGCTGATCAGCGTGCTGAGATTGCGAGCC